ATGAAAAAAACAGTGCTTTCACTTTTATTGCTGGCATGTGCCAGTTCCGCATTTGCTGCTCCACAGGTGATTACCGTGAGTCGCTTCGAAGTGGGTAAAGAGAAATGGGCTTTCAATCGGGAAGAGGTCATGCTCACCTGCCGTCCAGGCCATGCCCTGTACGCGATTAACCCCAGCACGCTGGTGCAATATCCACTGAACGATGTGGCAGAAAAGCAGGTAGCCAGCGGTCAAAGCAAGGGACAGCCGATCGGCGTTATTCAGATTGATGACCCGGCAAACCCGAGCCAGAAGATGAGTCTTGCGCCCTTTATCGAGCGCGCCGATACGCTCTGTTAGACCACGCGTTTCCAATAAAAAACCGCAGGCTTCTTTCGAAAGCGTTGCGGTTTTTTTGTTTTGGGATGATCTAACGCTTTTTTTCTGACCACTTTAGTCGCGGACTGGAAAACCTGGCGTCGTCATCTATTCTTAGAGTGTCAGGCGTAGTTAGCCTGCATTAATGCCAACTTTTAGCGCACGGCTCTATCCCAAGAGCCATTTCCCTGGACCGAATACAGGAATCGTATTCGGTCTCTTTTTATCTATTTGTTTCTTAAGGGTTTTTTCGGTATAAACACGAATTCCCCCGAAAATTACTCGAACAATCCATATTCTGTCTAAACCATAACATACTCTGCACCGCGTGCGTCCAGGTATTTTTTGGTCATTGTTAAATTTTTGTGGCCGAGTAAACGCTGAGCAAATTCCTCTCCGCGCTCCTTTTCATAGAGCCGGCTCGCCAGGCTCCTGATCTCATGGAAAGGCGGTGGGTTAGGGCCGAATTTCAACCCGGTCGAATCCCTTATCTCTGCGAATGCCTGGGTGAGTCCGTCAGGAGTTAGTGGTCCCGGCTTTCTTCCCCCGCGGCGAACCGGCGAGTAAAGCATGAAGTCGGAAGGGTTGTTAACCCGGCATCGCTCAATGACATCCTGCAACACAAGCCCGGCGACGTCCAGCCTCAAATCAAGGGGAAGCGCCAGTTTGTGACCTGTTTTCTCTTGCGTAACGAAAAGCCTCCCGTCTTTAACGTCACTAAACCTGAACAGAGAGATGTCCTCCCGCCGCTGGCCGGTGACCAGTGCCAGATCGCATGCGTTAGGCGCCCAGTCAGAATGAATTAATGCTGCCTGGCGAATGACCGTGAATTGCTCGAACAGGAGGCGCTCTCGCTTAACTTTCGGCGTCGGCGTTCGCGTCGGCTCAGCCGGGTTCCTGTCGACATGTCCTTCCACGATCGCTTCCCTGAATATGTCCATTAGTACAGACCGCAGCCCGGAAGCCATGCTCTTTTTATCGCAGAGAATGTACGCTTCAAGAAATGAGGCGATGTCCTTTGTCGTAACGGAAGCGAGGGGTATTTTGCCGAACTCTTCCTTAATGGTGGCGATCTGGTTTCGCCTGACCTTCATCGTGTTTGGTTTTAGCTCGCGCCGCTCGAGAATTACCTCGTAACGCTCCAGCCATGCGGCCACTGTGAAAGTGGGCACGTCTTTTATGCGATCCAGGAGAGAAGAGGGAAGGTAATTCTGGTCGATGTAATTGTTGGCCTCAATGGCCTGGGAAACAGCGTACTTGCGATCAATCCGGCCAAGAGAAATCTCCTGCCCGGTCACCGGATTGCGCCAGCTGTAAAGTCTGTCTCTTTTACGATAGGTCAGGTTACGTGGCAGGTTAGCGTCGTAACGTACTGGCCTTTTCGCCATGAGTCAGTCTCTCCAGTAAGGTGCCGCCGGACGGCAGTTTGGTGTGTTTAGGTTTAGCGCGCATATTCTTCTTGCGCGGATCCACGTAGATAGCGTCAGGCTGAACCTTATATTCCTTTCCGTGCAGCTCCGGCGCGGGATAAATTCGCCCCTCCCGCGTCCATCGACGCAGAGTAGAAAGTGAGGGGGGAGTCGTGTAGACCTCAGCAGCCCATTCCTGCAAATTGAGAAGCTTAGCCATGAGAACTCCTTAGCCGCCAGGCATTTTAAGCGAGGCCGCGTTGACATGTTGATTAATCGAAATCAGGTAAAAAGAAGGCTAACGGTTGAAAGGGAAAAGCTGGAAAAGGCCTTCCGCTATTAATCACTAAAGGTTACCGCCGCGTTGCCGATGAATAATATTTAAACTGGAGGTAAACTTATGAATTCGAATGAAGATGAAGAAATCCAAATTGGAGATTTGATTACTACGGCAAATGGAGACCAATATATAGTTACCCAGCCAGTAGTGAAGGGGCAAGTAGCCTCCCAAAAAATTACAGATGATGAAAAATTCATTGATATCAATGATATAACATCAATAAATGGGAAAAAGAGAACCTCCTAAATCACCGCAATCTATTAGCGCAGTAAATAGCCGTATGTTTACTGCGCTTTTCTTTGACACTCTGGCACTCTGCGCAGGTCTGGCAGCCGGGAACGGCAGCGCGCCGCGGCGCCGGGATGTCCTCGCCGCACTCCGCGCAATGTTCTGCTGATACGGCGTTGCGGTTCAGTCGGTGAGCGGAAAGGGCAGCGTTACGCTGAAGCTCTTCAATCTCTGCTGCTGTGTCGATAATATCCATGGTCAATGCTCCCGGAACTGTCGGTTAATTCGGTTGAAGGTGAACGCCAGCAATAAAAAAGGAGCCTTAAGCTCCCGGGTGATTAGTGCTTTCATGCTGCACCGCCTTCATTCTTCTCGGCTTCGACTGCCATCTGCTCAAGCCGTCGAGATAGCTCGGCGGCCAGCGTCTGGAATTCTTCCTCGGTCGCCACCGGGATCGGCACGAAACGAATGCCGATGTGGGCAAGGTGGTTGGCGATTTCGAGGCTTTTCCTCAAATCAACGGGTGAGGCTCTGTTCATGCGGCTTTCTCCCCGGGTAATGGTTTCAGACCGTCATTCAGCGTGCGCTCAAGGTTGGACAATATTCCTCGCAACCTCTTTACCTCTTCATCCTCGGTCAGTCGGCGCGTTGCTTCCCATAGCGTCCTTGTCAGTACATAGATAGGGACATTCGGTTCGAGGCCAAGCGCTTTCGCCAGTTCTTGCTGAGCGTCGGTTAACCTTTCCTCCGATTCCTCCCGGCGCTTACGTCGGCGTTGCAACTCCTCTTCACTTTCCTGGCGCAGGTTCTTCAGCCTTTCATCGTTATCCCTAATGTGCTGCTCAAGGCGCTCCTTCGACCGATGTGCCCGACAAACAAGATCGGCGATTTGGTTTCCATGCCGCTTCATTAGTTTTTGGTCGCTGAGGTAGGTATTGATCACGCGGCTTTTTATTTGGGTTCTTTCTGCCTGCCGGGTCATGCCATCCATAAGCAGCTTCATCCAGGCATCGCGAGGAAGGGTATCAATCTGGCGCATTGTCGGCCCCTTGAGGGTATGCCATCCAGTTTCCTTCCGGATCATCAAGCCACAACCATCTGGGATGTCGCTTTTCTTGAGCATGCCCTCAGGAACTGCAAAAACAACGCCGCCTGCGTAGTTGAAGTATTTGGTGTATTTTCCTGCTGTAACGTCAGCCCGGAAATCACTTACGCTGACTTTGACCTCATAAACGACAGGGCAGAACTTGCTGTAGCTGTGAGCAATAGAGTAGACATCCGGTCGACACGTACCGGCGGGCCCGAGTTGCATATCTTCCCAGCAGATGCGCGCTGTGTTCTGGCGTAAATGCTCAGCAAGGTCATGAGCAAGTTCGTTATGACCCCATTTCTTTTCGATCATTGGGTTGCTCCTTTGAAAGCAAGAAAGGTTCCCATCGCCTTATCGACCAGCTTTGTGTTGTGGTATTTGGAGATCGCCCACGTGATGGCAAAGAGGATCCAGCGGAAATGGCTGGTGTAGGTCTTGAATGTCAGACCGTCGCAGACATCCCAGGCACTCCAACTTTCGGGCCAGTCAGCGTTATAAACTGCCTGATATGCTTCCCAATCATTGCTATATCCACCCCGGCATAATTCACGGACTACCTCACGAACCTTGGCTTTATCACTGTCTGGAGTATCGTCTTCATCATCCCAGTCTTCGTCTTCCTGCTGGTCTTCTGGTGTATCTTCCAGATACTCGCTCAGTGATTCCTTCAGGCTCCGGCAAAAAGCATCATGATCGTACTCTTTCGCCAATAGCTCACATGCTGAATAGCCAGCGCCAGCCTCCAGCTTTTCTGACCAGTAACCGGTGTTAATCCCGTCTTTCCACGGACCGAAAAATTCGAACATGTCCGCGATACGGGAGAATGTCCAGGTGCCCATGTCGCCGGTGACAGTCAGATATCCCGGCCAGGTGATAATGTCGAAGTAATAACAGGACGTACCGGGCTGCTTCATACGCAGGTGGCGGTAGAGACCGTCATCACGGATTATTTCAAGTCGGTGAAAGGCGGTATCAAGCAGAAATCGGGTTGATGTATCTATCTGTCGGCGAATCATTGTTCGGCTCCAAACCGCCCGTTAAGGCGGCCAGTTTTGACGACGAATTACAGGAGGCTAACTCCCAGAGCTTCAATTTTCTTGTGATGCTTGTTGATGATGGGAGGAACCGTTTCGTTCCAGTTAGGTTTTGGCTTCTTGCGCATGGCCTGCTGGATTTCCTCGGTGCAGCGGCGGCACGCGGCGCGGATGGCGTTGTCAGTTTCTGGCGTCATGCGGCCTCCGTCGTCTTTTTGAAGGAGTGAGCAATTCGCGCAGAAGCGATGGTTACATAATCCGGGTTCAGGTCGATGCCGATGAAGTTAAACCCTTCCTCGATGGCTGCCCGGCCTGTGCTACCGCTTCCCATCCACGGATCAAGCACGGTACCGCCAGGCGGAGTAATCAGCCTGCAGAGATAACTCATCAAGGCGATCGGCTTAACGGTGGGGTGATTGTTCTTCGCGCCACTGGTACGCCCGGCACCGGCGCGCGGATCGTTAATGCCGACGCTTCCTTCTTTTCGGCCGCCGGTCATGTCGCTGGCTGACGTCGCAATAAATCTCTCGAGGCCTTCATC